CAGTTGGTCAAATTTATTATGACACAGTACTGGGATACTTACGCACTTGGAGCGGTTCTGCATGGCAAGCAGCAGGCACACAAGGAACTACTGGTGCTCAAGGAGCAACTGGTGCTGGTACTCAAGGTACTCAAGGTACACAAGGAACAATTGGATCACAGGGAACAGTTGGTTCTCAAGGAACTGAAGGTAGTCAAGGTACAGTTGGATCACAAGGAACTGTTGGTGCTCAAGGCACAGTAGGTGCTCAAGGAGCAGTTGGTACTCAAGGTACTGAGGGAACACAGGGAACAGTTGGTTCTCAAGGAACTCAGGGAACACTAGGTTCTCAAGGTACACAGGGAACTGTAGGTTCTCAAGGAACTCAAGGAACTGATGGAGCCCAAGGAACAGTAGGTTCTCAAGGCACTGATGGTACTCAAGGTACGTTAGGTTCACAAGGAACTGACGGTGCACAAGGAACACAAGGTACTGATGGTACTCAAGGTACTCAAGGTACTCTTGGAGCACAAGGTGCTGAAGGTTCATTTGGTGGTATTACAGTTGGATATACATTTAGCACTAGCACAACTATGTCAGACCCAGGCGATAATTTTGCTCGTTTTAATAATGCTACATTAGCCTCAGCAACCGTTCTTGCATTGGATGATAATCCTTCTGATGGTAACTATGATGTTTCTAATTTCTTAACCACTATTGATGATTCAACATCTACAATCAAGGGTCACGTAAAAGTATCTAAGAAAAATGATATTGCTACTTTTGCTCTTTATACAATTTCTGGTGTTACAGATGAATCACCAAATTGGTTTAGTATTAACGTTGCTTATGTTTCTGGTAACGGAACCTTTAGCAATAACGATGAACTTTTATTTACATTTGCTCGTACTGGTGATGCTGGTGCTACTGGTTCTCAAGGAACTCAAGGAACACTGGGTGCTCAAGGCACGGTAGGTGCACAAGGTACTCAAGGAACTCTAGGCTCCCAAGGCACAGTAGGTGCACAGGGAACACAGGGAACTGTTGGTTCTCAAGGAACTCAAGGAACTGATGGAGCCCAAGGAGCAGTTGGTACACAAGGTACACAAGGAACTGAAGGTGCTCAAGGAGTTCAAGGAACTGTTGGTGCTCAAGGAGTTCAAGGAACTTTAGGTACTCAAGGAACTGATGGAGCCCAAGGCACAGTAGGTGCACAGGGAACAGTCGGTGCTCAAGGTGCTGTAGGTACCCAAGGTACTCTTGGTTCTCAAGGTACTGATGGTACTCAAGGTACTCAAGGTACTTTAGGTACTCAAGGAACTGAAGGTGCACAGGGAACTGTTGGTGCACAAGGTACAGTGGGTTCACAAGGAACTGTAGGTTCTCAAGGAACTGAAGGTGCTCAAGGTACTCAAGGAACTGAAGGTGCACAGGGAACTGTTGGTGCACAAGGTACATCTGGTCTTGATGGAGATAAGTACTCCACAACCTCTACAACATCATTTACATTAGGAACTTCTGGTTCTCAAACAATTACGGTTACAGATCTAGCAGTTGATTACTCTGTTGGTCAAGACATCACTGTTGCATATGATGTAAGTAATATTCAATACGGTACCGTTTCAAGTTATAACCCTGGAACTGGCGCTCTTGTATTTAATAAAACCAGCAAAGTTGGTACTGGAACATACGCTTCATGGACAGTAAATCTATCTGGTGCTGTCGGTGTTGCTGGTGCTCAAGGAACTACTGGCGCCCAAGGAACAGAGGGTGCTCAAGGTACCTCTGGTCAACTTGGAACTCACGCAGAGACTATTACTCCAGTATCTCCATATTCAGCAACAACTTTCACAATTACACACAATCTTGGAACACGAGATGTGTTAGTAACTGTACAAGATGCTACTTATAACGAGGTAGTTACTGATGTAATTGCATCAACTACATCTGCTGTAACTATTGGATTTGGAGTGGCTCCACAATCAGGTGAGACATACAGGGTAGTAGTTAAGGCCTAAGTGTGAGTAAACGTCATCTAGTTCCGCTAAATGTATTTGCCTCTACAGCAACTCCTACCCCTAGGAATACTGGAGATGCATATTTTGATTACTCTAGTGGAAAATTAAAGATTTACAATGGTTCGGCTTGGTTAGAGTTTACTCCGACAGATGCCGCTCTTGCTGAGATCTTTATTGACGGCGGATTATTTGGTACTGCTTCATATGAATTAAATGCCGATGGAGGGTTAGTCGACTCAAATTTTACAGATGAGTATGACGGCGGAGGTGTTTGGAGCACAGCAACTTATCCAGATGGCCCACCTATCGACTTTTATGACGGAGGTATTTTTAGTACTGTTTACACCGCCAGTTTAGATGCTGGCGCTTACAATACTGTGTATACCGCAACGGGAATTGATTCGGGAAATGTTTAATAATAAAAAGTTTGTACTTAGAGACCTAGGAGCCAAATAGTGTCAACATTAAGAATTCAATTAAGAAGAGGTACTGCAGCGCAATGGACTGCTGCTAACCCAACACTGTTTGCAGGTGAAACAGGTTTTGAAACTGACACAGGTAAATTTAAAATTGGTGATGGCTCTACCATATGGAGTTCTCTAAGTTATCAAAATATAAGTGGTGCTCAAGGTACACAGGGTACCCAAGGAGTACAAGGAGTACAAGGAGTACAGGGAATACAAGGTGTACAAGGTGTACAAGGATTACAGGGAGTACAAGGAACATTAGGTGCTCAAGGTACTGTTGGTGCACAAGGAACATTAGGTTCTCAGGGAGCAGTGGGTGCTCAAGGAACACAAGGAACTCAAGGAACTCAAGGTACTCAAGGTATTGATGGTACTCAAGGTACTCAAGGAACTCAAGGAGTTCAAGGAGTTCAAGGTACGCAAGGAACTCAGGGAACATTGGGTTCTCAAGGAACTCAAGGTACACAAGGAACTTTAGGTGCTCAAGGAACGCTTGGTACCCAAGGTGCTACAGGTGCGTTTGGTGGAGAAACTTTTGAGTACAACTACTTAACTAATACCACTGATTCTGATCCTGGTGCTGGAAACTTTAAGTTTAACAATGCAACTTTTTCAAGTGCAACTCACCTCTATATCGATCCTACAGATGCTAACACTATAAACATCACCTCTTTCTTACAGACAGTTGATGATTCAACATCTTCAATTAAAGGAACTATTAAAGTAACTGATATTACTAATCCTTTAAATTATGCGTTCTTCCAAATTGTTGGCGTACACGATGAAAACGCTGGCGATTATTTTGATGTGCCAGTTGCATACGTATCTGGTCCATTAGCATTATCAAATAATGATAATGTAACAATGACATTTGCTCGTGTCGGTGACAAGGGTGATCAAGGTATTCAAGGTGTACAAGGTGTACAAGGAGTACAAGGAAGTGCTATTCAAGGTACACAAGGTACTGATGGAACTCAGGGAACGCTAGGAACACAGGGTGCAGTTGGTTCTCAAGGTACTCAGGGTGTTCAAGGCACTACAGGTGCAGGCACACAGGGAACTGAGGGTGCTCAAGGAACTGTAGGTTCTCAAGGAACTCTAGGTAGCCAAGGTGTGGCAGGAACTTCTCCTTCAGGAACAGCCTCCGTTGCAGATGTACTAATGCTAGGCGGAATGTAACTAAAGTAGTTCTGTACTACCGTTGTGTATCTGGCTGTACTGCGCTGCTTCTTGTAAAAACTTTATAGGTTTGTATGTCTGTGGTTTTACCGTAAACGTATTAAACTTTATTTGATTTTCTTCTTGTTTCATTCTAAAGTTAAAAATGTACCAATCTACGGGGCAATTAATTCCTTTAGATTCAACATCATTTATTACTTTTTCTGCACCACGTCTGCTTACAGCATATCCTGCACATGACCACTGTTGATACGAACGACAGGTGTAGTCTTGGTACACATCGTGCTCTGAAGAATTGTAAGCAAACAAAGAATCATCAGGAACAAAAAATGAAAAGAAATCCCAGATAGGCATAAGTTCACCTATATAAATACTTGCAATATTTTTAAAGTTTCTACTTACCATTATGTCATCTTCAAAAATAATTAATGTGTCATATTTAGATTCTAAAAATTTTTTATATGCCAAGTAATTACTTGCCCAAACTCCTATGACTCCAGATGATGGTGGAAAAGTCTCTCCTGGCTTACAGAAATCGGTAACGGTGTTGACTTTAAATTTAGGTGTTTGATTAATAAACTCTTCAGCCTTTTTGGCAGTATCTAAGTACACAGTATCGGAGCCAAGGCGTGGCAAGAATGACATAGATTTTAAAATGCCTTTGTAAGATTTGTTTCTTAATTCATTTCCAGTATCAGTATGAAAGACCTCAAAGCAGGCGTTGTCTAACACTTCTCAATCCATACCTGATAGCCCGATTCAATTAGGGTGTACTCACCTTTACAGAGATTAAGAACGCAATCCACGCCCCTCTTAGGCTCTCTGTACTCTCCTCCACCGTAGTTCCAGAGGTAGTCATCAAATGACATTACCCCACCTGATTCCAGGTGCCTAAAGCCATTTAAGCCATCTATAGCGGTCTGTAGGGCGGTGTGATCGCCATCTATGTATATGAAGTTATATGAACTAGCGCCCTTTAAAAAGAACTCATCACTGGTCATCTTGTGCTTTAAGATTCTTCCATCCTTTGGGAATCTTGAATCGTAGTAAGCCTCTACTGAAACAAAATCCAAAGATTCATGGGCGACTTCTTCACTGCCCTCCCACGTATCTACATCATCTAAATATTCGATTTCTCGATTATTAAGTAGCCACTGCGTGGCATCCCCTGTGTAGGTTCCAATCTGCAATGCACGAAGTGGAACACTTGGCACATGTCTGAAGTACTTCTCTACATCCTTAAACCAATTAGGAAACATTATAGGAACAACTTTAAGTTATTAAGACAACTGTTTACATACTCTTGAGACATCTCATGCCCATCTAGTAGATGGTTGAATAAAGCGTAACTTTCTGTTCTTCGTCCAATCCACCAACCAGCGACGGCTTTCTCAAATAATAAACAGTAAGTTCCGTTGTACTCCACATATCCAGGTAGCGGTTGATTGTGGGCGTGAGTTGCAAAGAGCAAACCTAACTCTGCAAAGGTATAGCACTCTTGGTACTCCTTGTTTCGTTCTTTAATTCTTGCCAGTAGGAAGTATGCCTCTGGTCTATTTGGTAGGTATGCAATGGCCTGCATGATGTTGTTGTAAACAGTTCGGTTTCTCTCTCCTTGAGCACTAAAGCATAGAGCCATCTTTAACAGAGAGGTGTATGTAATTAGTGGGTGCGTTTTATAGCCGTACTCGGCCGCTCTTAAATAAAATCCAGCAGCCGATGCGTATTGCAATTGCTCTTCGTAGGCGATAGCAAGATTGAAATTATTCTCAACATCAATTGGATTCTCAGCCAGTTTTAGAGTCAACTCTCTAACGTCCATAGGACATAGCCTCCGTAATCATTCCGTTGACAACCTTCTTAGGGACCTCAAGAACAAAGGCGCAGTTATCTTGTACACCAAAAGTTAGTACTAGGTTCTTTTTTACAATCGTTGCGCCAACGCAAAATTCAATTGGCGTATCTAAGAATGAAAAGGA